ATATTTCTGACTTTTGTCTAAACATTAGTTACGCTGAAGGCTTCGGTTTACCAACATTAGAAGCCATGCAAGCAGGAACGCCGATGATTGCTGTAAAGACGGGCGGTCTCACTAGACAGGTCGTAGATCATAGAGATGGATCTCACAATGGCGTTGCTCTTGATGTTGAGAATCAAACGCTTGTAGGTTCACAACAAGTACCATATATTTTTGAAGACTATACATCATGTCAGACTGTGGCAGATGGAATAATGAAGATATACGAGCTAGATGATGATGATAGAGTCAAGCTAAAAGACAAGGTGAGAAAATACGCACTTAGTCAGTTTGATCACCAGAAGACAATCGATGATTGGCATGATACAATGATTGAAACCAGTGAAAGCTGGAAGAAAAACTATAAAAGATGGGAATGCATGTCATTCTAACTAGAGGTTTTTAAGTTGAAAAAGAAAGTACTTTTACGGGCGCCTGTTTTATCAATAAGCGGATACGGCGTTCACTCAAGACAAATATTTAAATGGCTAGAGTCTAGAGACGACTTTGATGTAACTGTTCAAGTTCTTCAGTGGGGAAATACAAGCTGGATGATAAATCCAGACTTTGAAAACGGCCTAGTAGAAAGAATAATGAAAAGGACAAATGCCGAAGTAGATGGTGAAAAATATGATATCTCAGTTCAAGTACAGCTACCAGATGAGTGGGATCCTTCAAAGGCCAAGATAAACATAGGGGTGTCAGCAGTTGTTGAAACTGATGTCTGTAACAAGGCATGGCTTGAAAGAATGGAGCTAATGGATCATGTAATTATTCCAACAAGCCACATAAAGAAGACAATTGAAAATACAGGATCTGTTTCGACACCAATTCATGTAATTCCTGAAAGCTACATTGAATCAATTGATGATGACAGCATTAAAGAAACTAAGCTAGATAGCGTTGATACTAGTTTTAATTTTTTATTAATTGGTCAATTTACTGGTGACGATCCGTGGAATGATAGAAAAAATATATTCTTCACGATCAAGTGGTTCTGTGAGACATTCAAAGATGATCCTGATGTAGGGCTAATAATAAAAGTTAATCATGGAAGAGGAACAGCGATAGACAGACAGCTAACAAAAAATACAATTAAAAAGCTGTTATCAGAGGTTAGAAAAGATAGGTTTCCACGAATTCATGTGATTCACGGAAATTTATCACCAGACGAGATAGCCGGCCTGTATAAAAGAGCAGATGTAAAAGGGCTAATTAGTCTGACAAGGGGAGAGGGATTTGGCCTCCCTCTTCTAGAGGCGGCAGCAGCAGGTCTACCGGTTATCGCAACAAACTGGTCTGGACATCTTGACTTTCTTGGTATGGGAAAGTTTATTCCAATAAAATACGATCTTATTGAAATTCCAAAAAATAGAATTGATAATAGAATCTTTATGGCTGGAATGAAGTGGGCAGATCCTTCAGAAGGTGACTTCAAAAAGAAGATAAAGAAGCTAAGAGACAAGTACAGCTTACCAAAACAGTGGGCAATAGACCTATCAAAACAAATACAATCAGAATTTTCACTTTTGGCTGTTATTGGAAAGTATAATAAATTTTATCATGATCACGTGGAGACTGTGTGATCTATTTAATAGTTACTAATGTATGTCTTCTATTTTTATTAGTCATCTCTATTGGCTACAACTATAAGCATGGAATGATTCTTTTAGAATTACAAGATGCAATTGAATCTTCTCTTGATGAGCTTGATGAAAGATATAAGACTATGAGTAAAGTGGCAGAGAAGCCGATTTTTTTTGATTCTGTTGAGATAAGACAGGTAATTACGGATATTGATTTATGCAGAGACTCTATTTTAAACGTTGCAAGAAACATGACAGTTATAGATCGGTCAGTAGAGAAGTAGAATGAGTCAGAAAAAGGGGGCAAAAAGAAGAAAGAGAGGAAAGGGTTCAAAAAGACCGTCAGTTAAGCTGTACTTCCATTCCGGAACACATAATGCAATAATAAACTTTCAGAACTCAAATGATCAAAGTGAAAAGGCTCAGATCTATATCGATGAAATTCTTCCTGCGTTTGACAAGCTTGCTGAAAATTTAATATTCATACACGGATTTGCAAAACCTCACGGATCGTTTGAAGATCTAAAGAGTGACTGTGTTACATTTTTATATGAAACTCTAGAGAAGTTTGATCACACAAGAGGGACAAAGGCATTCTCATATTTTAATGTTGTTGCAAAAAACTGGCTAATCATTCAAAGCAAAAAGAAGACAAAACAAAATAGAAGACATGTTAGTATAGATGACTCAACATCACTATCAAGTTCAGACTTAAGCGCGATTGAGCTCCATCAGACAGCTCCGTCTCAAGATGAAGAGATCTTTAAGAAAGAGTCAATGGATAATTTATTTGACCTAATGTCTGAGATAAGAGAGACAATAACGGGTGAAAATGAGATAGCGTGTATGGATGCAATAATAACTCTTTTTAGAAAGATAGAAGATCTAGATTTCTTAAACAAAAGGGCAGTATTTGTCTATATGAGAGATTTGTCCAGCCTGAATCCAAAACAATTATCTGTTGCAATGTCAGTCATCAGAAAGCACTATAAGAGCCTAGTTAAATCAGGAGATTATGATATTTTTTAGGAGATAGATATGACAAAATCAATAGATGAAATGCTTGAAAAGGCTAATGAAAAAGAGGCTAAGATAAGTAGATTTTGTGATCTACTTGACTCTCTTGAGACGACAGAAGATAAGAAAAAATATCTATGGAAAGAGATATATGAAAACGCTCTTAGCGATAGAGAAAATGCAAGAATCTTATTTACAGATCTCTTAATAGAGGCAAAGGGAAACGCTGCACAACATGCTGTCTTTGGCCCTATTTTATCAAAGTATCTTGAGAGAATGTGTAAGAGCAATGATCAAATACTAAAGCTTGCTGAGATGATTGGAAAGGAAGATGATAAAGCTGTTGATGTAAATTCAATTTTTGACAAGATAAATGGATAACTACAGTGGGATTACTTGACCAACTAAGTGTCAGCGGCGGAATAAGTGAAAGATCTAGGTCTCAAGAAGGTGACAGACAGTTTTTAATGACAGGTGTAGTTGTTGAATTTATATCAAACCCTGTTGAGCAAAGAGATTCTATTGTTGACGTCGCAGGGGTGATAACTAATAAGCACTATATTAATAGGATGCCTAGAAATAGCATAGTTGCTAGAATTATTGGAAATGATGCACAACCAATGATTTGCTATCCTTTTTTCTCACCTCATTTTTGCTTACCTGTAAAACCAGGAGAGCAGGTGTGGGTTCTATTTCCTGACGGAAGAGAGTCATCACTTGGATATTGGATGACAAGAAAGGCCACTGACATTGCTGTTGATGATTTAAACTATACACATCTTGATAGAGTGTCAAAATACGGTGCAGAGTCACCTGAAAGTGGGCAGGTATTTAATCCTGCTAATTTTCCCAAAGGTCAAGACGATAACCCGGAGCATAACACGCTCCCAGGATCTGATCCATATGAGAGCATTGTTAGCAAGTCATTATCATATAATTCTCAATTTTCTGGTGAGTCTGTCCCAAGATTTAGCAAGAGATGTGGTGATCTAACTGTTCAAGGCTCAAATAACACATTGATATCTCTGGGTGAAGATAGGAATGCAGGATCTTTTAATACCAGCAGTGACTTACAAAGAGGGTCGATTGATATTGTTGCAGGTAGAGGTGCAACGACATCGACAGCACCGGCAGCCGCTGTAAGCAACACAAGAGGATATGATGAGGTTGACAAGGCACCCACCCTAACTGGAAATGCCACAGATGATAGCATATTTGAAGGTGATCCAGATTTTGTCAATGATCTTTCCAGAATTTATGTGTCAATGAAAACTAGCGGAGATGAAAATTTTGAAACATCTCCTACAGGAATAGGTGCCAATGTAGACAGCGTAGATGACAGTCCGTATATTATTATAAAGTCAGAAAATCCTAGAATTATCTCTGACAGCAGTGGAAATATACGAATAATCCACAAGGCTGGATCTAGCATTGTTATGGATGCCAGCGGTAATGTTCAAATACAGTGTGGAAACGAGATAGCAATTGGAAAAGACGGATCATCAGGGTTGCAACCATTCGTAAAGGGTAATGACATGGTATCTATATTTAATAGCCTGGTCACAATGATATCAACAATGGCATCAATGCTTTCATCGGGAGGAACTACTCCGGGTTTTGGCGGACCAAATCCCATTCTAGCTATAGCAATGACAACCTTGCAAGAACAGCTCAATAGTCTTGATATGGGTAGCTCTCTCTCAGGCATAATCAAGGGAGAATAATAACTGTGTCAATTGGAAATACGACAACATCATTAGATGCGATTAAAGAGTCGATAAAGGTAGCATTTAAAGATGCTAGTGATCTAGCGAGCACTATCTCTGCAAGTGAGGATGGTACTCTAACCAACTCACCTACACAAGATGACATACTTGACGCGCTATCACAAAGCATAGCAGATGGAATTAGTGACTATATTAAGGAGTCAGGTGTCTGGCCCAATGGAACAAATAGATTACAGGTCAGGCCTTATGACCAGCCTGGGTCATCAAATAGAAAATGGAATCCCAGCACACCCCAAGGCGGCGAGGGTGATGAGAAAGGAATGATCACAATATCAACATCATATGTATATGTCTGTATTAAGGATTTTGATGATGCTGCATCAGGTGAAGCAATATGGAAGAGAGCGTCATTGTCTACGTGGTAGATTTATATCTATCCTATAGTTGATCACGATGCTGATTAATTATCTATCATAAATGATTGATGACATTTCTCTTTTTGTATACTTAATAGTGAGAGTGATTTTAAATGGCCATTAGCTTTAAAAGTGTAGGTGATAAGTCAACATTACGAAAGTTTCATAATGTTCCTGATTCAAAGCCCATAGGTTTAAAGACTCCCATTAGGCTAGGAGAGGGTCGATCTGGATTGTTTGAGATGCATTTCAATCTAGAGAGTCAGATACATGATAATCTAAAGAGCCTTATTCTTACAAATTACGGTGAGAGGTTAGGCGCATATGACTTTGGTGCAAATTTAAGAGAGTTAACCACTGAGTTGTCATCTCAAATAGACTTCGATGCAGAGGCAATGTTGCGAATAAATAGCGCAGTCAATAAATTTCTTCCATTTGTTGAGCTAGAAACATATGAGTCAAATTTTGGAATGACAGGTGTGAAAAAATTCGGAATAGATCCAGGATTAAGTAAGATAGTCATAAACATAACGTATAACATTCCTAAGCTGAGAATAGTAAAAAAGCAGATAAGCGCAATTCTATATGCGATATAGTGATATAAGATGTCTAAAAGTTCTAAAAATATAAAAAACAAGCTAATACAGAAAAAACCGCGATCATATCTAAATCGGGACTTTAATTCATTTAGGTCTGAGCTATTAGACTATGCAAGAACATACTACTCTGATAGAATACAGGATTTTTCTGAAGCTAGCATGGGAGGTCTGTTTTTAGATATGGCTGCGTATGTTGGTGATGTCATGTCATTTTATCTAGATCACCAGTTTAATGAGCTAGATCTTGAAACAGCTGTTGAAGATAAAAATGTTGAAAGATTAGTGAGGGCTGCAGGCGTCAAGATATCAGGTGCGGCACCGGCTTCTGTGTATGTTGATTTTTTTCTAAAGGTGGGATATGAGACAACAGCGCAGGGTCGAAGGCCAAGATCGACAGATCTTCCCATCATCAAAACAGGAACGACAGTGTCATCAAACACTGGAATTGTATTTGAGTTAGGTGAGGATCTAGATTTTTCAAAAAAAACATCGTCAGGAAATTTAATTGCATCTTATGTTGTTGATAAGGCTGACTCTTCTGGATTACCTACAAGCTATCTAGTTAAGTTGACAGGGTTGTGCAAGTCAGGTAAGACCGTTGAGGAAACGTTTACAATAGGAGATGACTACAAGCCGTTTAGAACAATTGTTCTTGGGTCTGAAAATGTCACTGAAATTATCTCTGTTACAGACACTGAGAGAAATGAATACTATGAGGTCGATTCACTTACGCAGGACACAGTATTTAAAAGTGTGATAAATACGAGCAATGATAGTGATCTCGTATCTGATAATTTAGAGCTTTTACCTGCACCGTTTAGATTTATATCTACAACAAGTAGAAATACAGGAATGACGACAATTAGATTTGGATCAGGTGATGCGTCGACTCTTGATGATGATATCATTCCAGATCCTAGCGAGGTGTCTCTCCCACTAT